AGTTCAGCCTCAGCATTCAGACCGTGGATTGCCTTGAGGTCCTGTGCCAGTTCCAAGGAGTACTCAGCTTTGAGTGCTCTGGACTTCGCAGTAACAGTGACTTTCTCGATCGAGAAGGCCATCTGGTTGAAAGCGTTAGCACCAGTGTCAAGTGCTTCAGCAGAGTCGGTACGCATACCCTGACCGACGTTATATGCGGTCGAAGTTGCAGTACCAGTTGGGTTCAGAACTGAAGGGTTGGTTCCAGCCTGTGTAGTAGTACCCAGACCAGCATTAGCATCGGAGAATCCGTTTGCATCATCCAGTCCAGCAGGCTGACCAGAGAATGCGGTATCTACTTCGTCGAAGAAGGTTTCGGAGCCGTCCTGAGCCTTGTACTTAGAACGCATTGCGAAGATGAGTCCAGTAGGACCGGACATTGGCTGAACACCTGCGAGGTCATATGCGACCAGGTTAGGCATTGAGCGACGGATCAGGGAGATCAGAACAGGGTCGAAACCTGCAACTGTCTGACCACCTGAGGAGGTGTATCCACCATTACCAACAGAGTTGGTGGGTTGCTCAGTCAGCATACCACCTTCGTTGAAGGCAGATTGCTCACGGAGGAATTTTTCTTGGTTTTCCAGCAGGACTGCGGTTACAGCTCTACGATGAGAATCTTGGATCTCAGCGCAACCCTCATGATTGAGGAGAGGTGCCCACTTTTCCTGCAACTGTTCGGATTGGAACATTTGCTTTAAAGGGTAATGTTTGCGTTTGATTTAATATTAAATTCAGGAGTTGCCAAAAGAACCCAGGGTTCTCAGGTATGTAGCCATAGAATCAGATACTGAAGCAGCATCCGAATTGTCTACACCCTCAGAAAGGGTTTCAGTTTTAGCAGAGGAAGACTCTTTCTTGGAGGCAAAGTATGACTCCTTGAGTGTTTCCAGTTTTTCACGATATTGTTCTTCACTTTCAAACTCAACACTTTCGGAAAGTGAGGCGAGCTTCTCCTTCTGAGTGGACGCGAGTCCTTCAGAAACGTCATCGAGAATACCATCTGCAACGGACTCAGCAAGTCTGCTGTTCAGAGCAATATTCTTCTCGATTTGCTCATTGAGTTTTGTCTCCATATCATCAAGTTTTTCTACCATGCTCTCAAGTACATCATATTTTTCTTCAGGGATAGTTACATAATGTTCTTCAAAAAGACCCTTCATTCCTTCAAGGAATGATTCGGTCATTTCGGTCTTAAGACCAGCTTCAACTGCGAGTGCATTTTCTTCAATCCACTCGTCAGCAACATACTCAAGATAAGAATCTACACGCTCTGCGAGTGACTCTTTTGCTGCTTCAATTTCTTCTGCAAGAATAGCAGCATATTGTGCTTCCAGATCTTCCTTGACTTCAGCAACCTTGGCATTGATTGCTGCTTCAAAGATAGTTTTTGCTTTTTCTTTAAATTCTTCGGAGAGTTCTTCACCACCGAGGAGAGCATTGACATCTTCTTCGATGTCATACTCAGCAGCAGTCTCTTCTTCAGCAACTACTTCATCGGTAGTTACTTCTTCCTCTTCGATGGTGTCTTCGGTAGAGAGTTCTTCTTCTTCCTTCATTTTCTTCATGGGGTCTGCTTTACCTGCACCTTTATTAACTACATCTTTTACTTGCTTAAGAGTACCACCAGGTGTGTTCAGCTTTGCTGAATCATCATCGGGTCTGTAGTTTTCTGGAGTAGGACCACCAAGATCCTCAACACCTGCTAACTGGGTGCCAGGATCTGCCATTTTAGGCATGGGATCACCAGCTTTTGCTCCAGCATTAACAGTGGTGCGGGATTGCTGTGTCTTTACTTCCATTTCTTGTAATTTTTTGCCACGAGACATTTGAACTCTCCGTTTTTCCGTTATTTAAAACTATATTTATTTATAAAATTAAAGATTAGATAAGAAGTCGTTGAATAAGCTCAACTTATGCTCATCGAGTTGTTTTTGAGTTACCAGTGTATTAATCTGTCTGTATGTTTTTTCTGCATACTTTTCACGAAGGATGCCACCATCCCATACCCACTCTTTTCCTTCCATGATTCCCTCAACAAATGCATCGGGAGCAGAAGGATCAGCAACAATATCAGCAGCAGTTGCTAACATAAAATCATCACCGACGATGTTAACACCCTCACGGGTCATTTTTAATGAACCGATTCCACGGGAAGAAACTCCAAGTTTTACACCCTCTTCAATCAGAGAAGATGCAATCTTACCCATTGGGGTATTGAGGAGTTTTGCTTTACCAATAAAGTTTGAACCACTCTCTTTCAGAGAAACGATTTTGTGCGAAACTCTATCGAGGTTAACGGTAGGACCATCAGGGTGACCAAGTTCTCCAAGTGCTCTACCTGCTTGAACATGGTTTTCATTATATCGAGAAACTTCCTTACGAAGAGTCTCCATAGGATACATACGACCATTACGGTTTTTGATGTTTCCTTGGAGGAAAACTCCCTCAATATACATTGATTTCTTGCCGTTCTTTTGTTCGACAAGAAACTCTACTGATTCGATTTCTTCTCTAATGAGTTTCATTTGATTAACCTGTGTATCCTACTTTTGCACCTCTAATGGTGCCGGTGGCATAACAAACATCTGTTGCTTTCTTTTCAACATATTCAACAGTTCCATCTGGAATAGTAATAAATGATGTAGATCCTGCACCAACAACGGTGCATACTCCGATAGTTCCAGGACTTCCAGAAACATTAACAACTCTCACCACAGTTGCCTGTGAGAAAGAAGTTGCTGATCCAGCTACAGTTGGAACTGCAATTTCATCACCTAATATTAATGCTCTAGTAGCCATTTGTTTATAAAATTCCTAATATGAGTTATTTATAATCAAACACCATCACTGGTTTCAATTTCATCATCTTCTACTTCAATCTGATCTTCACCAGAGAAAAATGAATTTGCTACTATGGGACGAAATGCATCAACTCTTTCTGCAGACTTTGCATAGAGAACATCTTTGATAGCATCACTAATTTGAGAAGGTGATTCATCAGCAATGATCATATCTAAAAGGTCATCCATTTAATTGTATAGTACACGACTATGTGTATTTATATCTCACCACCTTTAGGTAATTCCATGGGTTCGGCAGCAGATGCATCAATCTCGGGTTCCATAACCGGAGCACCTAAATCCATTCCTGCGGCAGAATCTAAAGGTTGACCAGTTGCTGGATCAACAGGTGCATTTGGATCTGGAATAATTCCTGCTTCAATCTCTGCTTCAATCAATTTATCTTGCTCAAGAATTTCCATGTCAGTTTGACGCAGAATCTTACGACGTACATAATCTTGAGAATAATACTTACCGATATATGGTTCTGCAGTTGCAGCAAGAGACAATCTCTCATTCAGAAGTTCTGCTTCTTTCAGTTCTGAGAAGTGGTTGTCATAAAGGAAGTCATATTGAATGTGCTCACTCATAACCTCCCAATCTTCAGGTGTGATGATATTCTTGAGAATAAGTTGAGTTTTCAACATGTCATTAAACATGTTAGAGAATCTCTTTCTCAAACGAGAAACAAACTTAGTGAACTTCAGTTCGTCTCTGAGGATTTCTGAAGATCGACCGAGATTAAATCCGCCTTCGCCATCCATGCGAGACGGCGGGACGTTGAGTGATCTGTATAACTTCTTTTTAAAATACTCAATGTCTGTGATCTCTCCAAGATTTTGTCCTCCTGGAAGAGTAGTAATTTCAGTACCACGTCCTCCTTCTCGTCGTGGTAACCAAAAATCCTCAAGCATAGCCATGTATTTTTTGTCATCACGGATCTCTCCTGTATTTGCATCATAGACGAGTTTGTTGCGATAACGCATCATTACATCACGCAGATATTGTTCTGCTTTGACCTTTGGAAGATTGCCAACGTCAATGTAGAAAATTCTACGTTCTGGTGCTCTTGACAAACGGTAGATAACCAGAGAGTCCTCAATCATTCTAAGTTGATTGAGAGATTTAATTGCTTTATGGAGATATGAAAGAGTTGATCCTTTATTTCTATCTACAAGACCTGAGGTACAATATGTGATTGCATCTCTTGCAATTTTAATTCCTTGTGATGCCCCAGTTTGCATGGGATTGCCAGTTGGATAAACTGACTTTGGATTATAAATGAAATACTCTTCGATTTCTGGGAAGTCATAATCCATGGGATTATCACTCTTCAATTTATAGACAGCAGATGCTCCCTTATCTCCAGGTTTTTTCTTTTGCTGCCTTACATAACGCATTTTCATTGCGTCAATGTAACGAAGTTCTTGAATACCTTCCTGAGGATTCTTCAGATCAATGATTTTGTGATAATAAAGTCTACCGTCAATATACCAGTTGCGGTAGATCTCATGTGCTTTTTTATCAAAGTCCAATAAATCTAAGATGTACTTAAATTCTTTGCGAATCTTGGTCTTAATACCATCACTAGCATTAAGATTTGACAGTTCAATTTCTACTGGACTGTCGTTTGAATCTGAAACAACTGCTTCATTTACAATGTCTTCAATGGCACTATCCGCTTCGGGATGAAGTGCCATTTCACGATATCTTTTAATGAGATCAAATTCAGTGCGATATACACCTTCTATGTCTACATACGAACCAAAAAAACCACTACTCATATAGTGGTCAACCCCGTCCTCATTGTTGGGAGGAACGGGGGAAACCGCAGAGGGTGAGAGTGGTTCTGTGTCCTCTAGCGAGAACCCAAATAATTTGGACATGATTTATTAATCTAAGTTTCCTTAGAGTATTTATTCAATCAGAAATCAACGGGATTATTTTGTAGGTGTTCCTTCTGGATACCAGTAGTTAACCGAGAACTCAACTGTGAATTCTTCGATAGTGTCAGTGGTATCATAAGAAAGGTCAATTGCAGAAACGTTGATTGGGAAAATATCAACAAACTTATATTGAGCAATGCCCTTCAGACCTTCACCTTCAGAATTTGTTGCACCGTTACCAATGTTGGATTTCTTTCTTCCCAGTTGGATCACGGTTGCATTACCCATGTAGTCGGCTGGGTTGGTTGCACCAGATGCTTCTTGATAGTTAGCAACTTTTTGGCACCATTCTTCCATCGTTTGTCTGATTTTGAAATCAGTGTCGTTGATGATAGTAATGGTCCAGGTATCAAATGTGCGATCTCCAGCAACTTTGAAAGTACGTCCTCTGAAAGGAACGTCAATCGAAGCTACGTTAGAGGCAGGCAAGTTTGCTGCTTTACACAGATACTCAAATTTATCAGTATCAAGTTTGGTGATACCAGAGGGGAGTCCTCCCCCCTGTCCACCGTTGGCATTGGTAAACTCAACTTTAAACAAATTGGGGCGGGCACCGCCACCTGTCAGTTTTGATTTAAACTTTGTAAGAGAGTGTTCAGCCATTTTTTAATCCTCCTTTTGTTATTTAGATAATATTATCAAACTCTACCTGCTACTTCTTCAAAACTGATTCCAGTTCTGGTAGCAACAAATGTGAGTGTGACGTAGTTGATAGACTTAGCAGGCTTCAGGAAGATGTCTGCTCTGAATTCATTATTATCAATAACATCAGGGGTATTGTTCGTGCTGTCGCAAACAACCAGGAATCCGTAGAGTCCTCTCTTTGCTTCGATATCACGGAGATAAGGTTCAACAATGTTTCTGAAGTTTGCTCTTGTTAACTCATCATTGAGTTCAAAGAGTTGTGCTTCTGCTGCTCTTTGCAGTGCCTGTTCGATTGTGAGGAACAGACGACGGACGTTGATTCTGTCGAATGCAGAAGCATATCCGAGAGCAGTTTTGTCACCGAACAGAAGTGTTCCAATACCAGGTGTGGTGATAAAGGAGTTGATTCTGTTTGGATACAGTTTGTCTCTTTGTGCCTTGGTTGGGTTATATGCCAGTTTAACGGCATTATTGATAACACCACGTTGCTGTCCTGCAGGTGAGAACCATGGGAAAGCAACCAGACTTGTACGAACCATCAGACCAGCAACGTCTGCGTTAGTTGGAACGTAACGGAACTTGTTGTTGATTCTGTCGTACTGGTACTTATAACCACTGTCAAATGTTGCATAAGATGATGATGTCAGTGGTGAGAAGAAGTCAACCAGATTATCAGTCTGAGTTGTTGTGTTAGTAACGTTAACAAGGTCTCCTCTATGAGATCCAATAACTGCCATGCAATCCTTTCTAGCATTTGCAAGAGCAATCAGTTGATTTGCCTTTGCTTGAGATTCAGCTTTCGTTGCACAACCAGGACCCATGATCAGGAAATCAACCTGAACTTCATCTTTGTTTTCAAAGAGGTTGTATGAGGTGATCAGGTCAGAAAGATTTGCTTTCATTCCACCTGTTGCGGAGTAATCAACTCCACCACCAAAGTCATAAGTCTTGTTACCAACAACCGAGAAGGTAACACCTTGTGCATCCAGACCCCAGAGACCATCTGCAGTTGTTACTGCGGTGTAACCTGTAGAGAATCCTGATGCTCTAGGATCAGTGTTGTGGAAAGCATCTGCTGCAGAAGAAGGATTGTATCCTGCATAAATGTTCTCTGAGAAATCTGCGATGTAATCCTTGTAGTAGATTTTCTGAGGAGCATTTACGTTTGAAATTGCATCTCCTGCTTTAGACAGATTGACATGCTTTTCAATGATGTTGCCCTTGATTCCGGTGATAGTGCCGTCATCATCTACAACAGCAACGTGGATACCGTCGTTCTTACCTTGTCTGTCTGTGACATAGACATTGGAAACAGGTCTTGGTGCAAGAGACTTCCAATAAGTTGTTGCGTTTGTTAATCCAAGAGTTTGCTGATCATACCAGTCAACCGCGGTTGCTGGAGTATAGAAGACTTCCGATTCTGGAGTAACCAAATTAGCACCATTATCGACAAAGTGAATTGCTCCACCAGTTCCAAATGCTGCAAAGGATGTTCCCTCTTGATAGCTAATCTTAGTTTCGGTTGAACCACCACCAACTGTTTCTACACGGGAAACAACTTTGATGTCAACTTCACTAGAACTACCAGTTGAATCTGTTCTAAGTCCAACAACAATTCCTTTCAGGAATCCATTGAAAGTGGAGGTTGTTCCTGCTCCAGGAATTACAACTCCGTTAAGGGTTGTAGTAACACCATATCCAATCGTTGCTCCAGCACCAACCAGACTGGTTGTACTAATACCAACGGTTTGATCTGCAAAGTCATCAATGGTGCAAACTTTCAGTCCATTGCCCCAAGTACCTGGGTTCTTAGCAGCATATGTGAATGAACTATCTGTGAGATGATTTTCTTGATAATCATCGTAGTTGTAAATTTTCAGTGTTGTAGTTGATGCAATACCAACACCAGCATTTGCGTTCACCATTAAGGTGCTGGTGGTGTTTGCAGTTCTAACTACTTTCAGAACTCCTCCATATGAGAGATAGTTTGAAGCACTCATCCAGTACTCGTATTGAGTATCAGTGGAAATTGGTTTTCCAAAAGTGTTGATCAGTTCCTGTTCAGTAGTGATATCAACAATTTCGTCAACTGGACCAATCGCAAATGGACCCGCAATTGCTCCGATATTATCTAATACATTATCAGCTCTTCCTACTGTAAGGTCAACCTCCCTGACTAATACGCCTGGAGATAATTGAGGAGTCGCCATTTTTTTCTCCGTGATCTCAGTTTATCTGAAAATATTTATTAAAACCCATGTTTTCACGGGGGAAACATGACGTGAGTTACCAATCTGGATATTCCCACTTATCCAAAACCCTGTTCGTCATCCTGTGTGCAACTCTTGTTATTGTACACTCTTTACATTCATATGAATATGAGGATGCTACTGGACCTCTATCTTTTCTAGTTCTGTAAAATTCTTCTACTAAATTTTTTATCTCACCACAAGTTCTACATTTCCTATCTTGTAAAAGAAGATGCCCAAGTTTTATTTGACCGTCTAAATCCATTAAGATAGATACTCCCACATGAAAGATCGATCACCATATTCATCGGTTTTAAACCATGTATCTCCATCATCGTCTGTAAAACTATCACTATCAAGACCATCATTTAAGAAACCAAACGGTGCCATGTCTTGTTCAATTTGGTTCTTTTGCTCTTCATATAATCTCTTACGAACATCCTGATCAGTCAACTCCTTGAAGTAGTCCATCTGGACCAACCAGGCATAGATGACAAGACACATTGCAAGGTCATCATTACAACCTTCTTCTGCCTCAAATGAATTGTGCTTTGAGATAAAAGTAGTCAGTTCGGAGATAATCTCATAGTCATTGAAGATTAACTTATTTTCTTCAATTAAGGTTTTGAGGTTGAGAGATCCAACTTTCTTTACAGTTTTGGACATTTTGACACCCAGTTGTGTCTTCTTACCAGAAAATCCTTGACCAACGATTTGACCAGCACGTCCTCTCATAGAACACATCAGCAAGTTTTGATATTCAAGATCATACTGAAGAATACTTGCAACCTGATCTCCAATGTCATTCACCTCACATAAGATAAAGGCACTATTATAATTCTTTGCTACTTCATATATGATGTTTGGAAACAACATCGGTTTGATATCATTATTTCTATATTTCGCAACAACCTTATGAGGAAACTCAGTAATGTCTACCACAACAAATGCAGAGTAATCCTCTCCAACCCCTCTAGCAACGTCAACAGTCATCACATAATCATGATTGTCCTTAGAATCCTCATAGACATCTAAACCAGCATTCTGTTGGATTGGATTGTCATATATTAACGTTCTTAATTTACTGGGGGCAATGAGTGTATCAACAGATCCTAGGAACTCACACTCAAACTCAACCTTGAACTGTTGTTCTGAAGTATTCGCAATTGTAGTTTCTTTCCACTTTAAATCTCTTCCTGGAACTTCTGACCAGTGAACATCAGTTGGAACATATTCATTCTTTTTCTTCTCAGCATCATGCCACATACGGTAGAAATGATTCATACCATGTGGAGTAGATACGATAATTACTTTGGTGTTTTTACCAGAAGTAATAGTAGGATAAACAGATGCAAAGAACGAGTCAGCAACGTGATTCGGGACGAATGCGAACTCGTCGAGAAAGAGGATGTTGAATGACATACCTCGGACAGCACTTGCAGACGTAGATGCTGCCAATATCTTACTGCCATTTTCTAATTCCAGAGATCCTTTGTTCCATGATATGATACCCTGTTGCATCCACTTGGGCAAGTTTTCGTATGCAGTTTGTAACCTGCCAAGGAGTTCTCTTGCCGTTGCTGCTTTGTTAGCGAGGATGCCAATATTAACACTATCGTTAAAAACTGCATAGTGGAGCAGGTAAGATACGACAGTTGTAGATTTGCCTGTCTGACGAGGCATCTTGCAGATATTGAATCTATTTTCATGGAAGTTATTAATTAATTTTTCTTGAAAGTGATAGGGATGAAACTGTGTCAATCCCTCATCAAGAGAAACAATCTTCACATAATTATTAGCAAAATAGACAGGATCTTCTTTGCATTTCATAAACTCAAGAACTTGTTCTTGAGTAAACTCAATAGCAGTATTTGCTTTTTTTAGATTTGGATTACCAAGATATACATTATCAGACATAATTATCTTTGTTCAATCCAGTTGAGAACCGCAAGTGCTGCTTTGTTAGCATTAGGACTTGCACAAGCAAGTGTATAAGTATCACTGATTGTTCCAATACCAGATCTTCCAAGTTGCAATGCTGCTTTATCATCAACATCAACCAGAGAGGCACCACCAGAAATCGTAAATCCTGAGAGAAGTGCTTGACCTCCAGTGAGTGCAGTTGCTGTAGTATCATATTGCATAAAGGAGTTTGGATCTGGATGATCTGTCCAACTCGCACCAGTCAAAGTTGAGTTCTGGTAAAGTCTCCAATAAACATTCGTGTTATCGTTCGTTACTGCCTGTAGAGATCTCAGTAACATAACTGCCTGAAGTGCAGATGCCTTAAGACGCAAACTGATGATTGGATAGAAAGTGTTTGCGAGAGGCATCGTTTTTCCAGTGATGGCATCTGAGACACTCAACAAAGTACCAAGTTTTTCTGGTTCACCTTCTTGGATCAGAGAGTTAGAACCTTGATAGAGATAATGAGTTCCAGCAACACCAGTTACATTCTCAATCTCACAACGAATTGGAAGAAATGGAGTAGAACACCAAACTCTATCATTGACATTTGAGTTCTCAAATTCATGGCTAACAATAGTCTCATTTTTCATTAACCAATTAAATGTTACACCACCTGCACCATACCATTCATAGTTAATGGAAATCATCTGCTGTTTTGTAGCATCAGCAGTTACACCAGTATATCCATTACCATCAAACTTTTCACCGTTCCAGTTTTCTCTGGTTATTCTTTTTTCTGTAGTAATACCAGTTGCACTGCTGCGAATTACATAAGAATATGTGCCACCATCATCCTCAAAGAAAGCACCATCAGTCTCATTAAACAATCCAAATCTTCTGCGAATACCGACTTGTGGTGCTTCTAGACGAATTGCAAATGCAAGAGTTGCTGGTCTACCAGGAATGTATCTCATTACCTGTTTAGTCTGCCTGACAACCTTACTACCAGCAGTAGAACCAACTTCCATAACCACATTACTAGCATTAACATTGTGAGTTGCAGTTCCAACTCCAACTATACTCTCATCCCATACATCAGTCTCCTTACCATACTGGAAGGTATTGAAGAAAACTGTTTGGAAAGGAGCAACCTTTAATCTGTTATTGTCAGAAAACTGAGGTCTCCAGTTAGTCTGGTTTCCCCAGTGATCTGCGATGTTGAAAACTTCAAAAAGACTTCTCTCTTGATTCAAGAAGTCTTGTGTATTTTTATTCCATTGTGCCATTAGTCACTCCAAGTCAGTCTTTCTGGTTGATATCTCCTTGCGTTTTTAATATTAAAGTTCTTTTCTTCTACTGGATAGATGTTATGTACCATTGCACCAGGATATTCACTCTGAAGTTTTTCAGCCAATTCCTGCTTTGATGGCATTCCAGTCTTTGTTACCATCTCAATTCTATATATGCTATTTTGCCAAGTTATGTCGGCAACATAACTCTCACCAACTTCCTCTTGAGATTGTTGATCTTGAGAGATGTATAGGTTTCCGTTGAAGTCGCCAGAGATATTGACTGACTCTGACATAAATTGTTTAAAGTTTTTCATCAGCAATTCCAAGATCTAAGGGACTTATTGATTCTGCTATCGGGATCGTTTGCAGTTTTAGAAGAAGTGAGTTTTTTCTTCATACCTTTCATTCTGGCGCAAAAGGATGCCCTGCGGGGATTTCCAACCTTCTTTGAAGGTGCCTTAAGGTCGCTGCCTGGATTTTCTCTTTCGTAAGACTTTCTGCCTTTTTCGTTGAGTCCACCCTCTTTGTTTTTTCCTGATTTCCTAGTCCATGCTGCTCCTTCGACATGAAGGAGTGGTTGTCCTGGTTCATAGTCCGAAACCTTGAAAGTTAATAGTCTCGCACCGGGATATACTTTAGAAACTTGATCTTGAACATCAGATCTTCTGGGAATAGAAGTTTGAGGGAAGAACATCTTTAAAGCATAATACTTACCTCTGTAGTTGAAATAAGTATCAACAATATTACCAGTTCTAGCAGGAATTCTTACTGCCTCATTTACAGATTCACCCATTGGTTTTATATAGTTTTTGTCAGGACCTGGTTTACCACCATCTCCACCTTTTGGGGCAGACTTACATGGTGACATTCCATGAATTGGGCACTCAACTCCATTATCAGTATGATTACACTCAACTGCTTCTTTTTTGACGCAGTTGGGATATCTCTTACCGAACATGGTCTTCATGCCCTTCTTCTCATAACCTTTCCAACATTTTTCATCAAGAGTGGTTTCTTCTTTTGCCAAGTCACCAAATCTTTCACGATGTTTTCTTAACTTCATTGACTGATCACGAAATTCTTTTTTTGATTCGTAACCACTCTTCTTAGAACTATCCTTAATGGAAGATCCTCTACCTAAAGATTTACGTTCAGATGACTGAGAAAGTTTAGTTTTATCTCCATATTGTGTTCTAAACTTTTCATCAAGTTCAAATTCTTCCTTCTTCGTTTTATTTCCCCAGTTTTTTGCACCAACTTTTCTACATTTGACCAGTGCTCCCGATGCATATGCACTTGGCCAAACTGAGTAACGTGACTTGACTTTTTGATAGCAAGCGTCTTTTTCTCCTGCTGCTTCTTCAATGTCAATCTCGTCACCAACTTCTACATTGTTTTCTGCGAACCATCCACGGTTTACTTCTAATGCACACAGTACCTCTCCTTCGGAAGCAACAGCAGTTTCATCAAATGGTTCTAATTCTTTAATGCTTTCAATGATACCTTCCTCTGTGATGAAAGCAATGTCAAGAGGAATTCTTGTCTCTCTCATATGAAAAGACTGTTCTGCTACTTCATCAAAGATGAAAAGCATACCACTATTTTGATCCAAACTTTCACGGAACATCAATCCAAGATTGAAGTCTCTAATATTATTGGGAACTTCAATCTGCAGTGGAAGAGTTACAAACTCTTCATTAGTTACATAATCTGCTGCAGTATCAATATAATCTGCTGCTTTTGTGATTTTAGATTGAACCCAAGCTTCAAGGTTCCCTTCCCCTTTCTTACCCATTTTCTTCTCCAATCTTTTTGCAGCATTTTTGACAGTTTTTAACTCAGAACGTGCCATGGAGTATTCATGATCTTTTTTAGACTCTTCAGTTGCCACGTTAATTGCTTTCCCCTTTCTGTTTGGATTTGGATCTTGACGATTTTTACGACGGAATGCTGCTTCCTCCTCATCTTTAGAGAGAGCACGTTTCATCTTACTGGAACCACATTTTGGTTTTGTGGTTTGACCTGGTTGCTTAGCACAAGGTTTGCCAGCATATTTACCACCCAGTTGAACCCAACCAGGTTTTCTGTCAGATGACTTACTTTTACTAAACCAATCACGTAGAGAAGAATCTCCACTTTTATTTGCTTCATCCATTTTTTCAAGATAGTCTGCCTGTGCTTTGTGCATTTTGACAGACTTTCTAAGTTGTTTTACGATGCTCTTGATTTTTTTAGATTCATCAACAGTAGCACCATTTTCTTTACGGAGCATACCCTCAGGATCCACCATAAAACCTTTAGGAATGGGTCTACATTCCTTATTGGTATAGCAGTAATATTGACCTGCTGGGCAACGTCCGTTTTTCATTCAACTGGTTTAGATTTAGTTTGTCCACCTGCTGCTCTTTTTTTACGTCCAGCACAGTGTGCTTTCTGAGAGAATCCCTTAGGATTTGAACAGTCAATACTCTTTTTATATTTATTAGACCAAGACTCTTGAAATTGTTTAAAAGTTTTCATACTTCCAGTGCAGTAAAGACTACTTTAAATGTTGTTGAATTTGTAGATGCTGGATATCCAAGTAATCTTAAAGATCCTCCACTAATATCAGAAGCAAAAGTTGCTATACCTACAGGTTGGTTTATAGTTCCATATTCTGTCATATATGTGTCACTACCATCATGTATAATATTGATAGTAGTCATATTATAGTTAGACCCTTCAACTGCCTGAATTTGAAATTGTGCAGATCTATAAGTCGAAGCACTTATTGACATTACAGTTGCTGCATCAGTTGATGTAGTAGTTAAAATACCCGACTGAATATCTCCTGCAATAAGTTCTAAGTTGGTTGCGGAAACCGGAGCAAAAGTAAACTCACTTGATGATGCATCATATCTTAAAAATCTACCATCACCAAGATTAGATGTATCAACATCTGTCAAATCGACTAGAGCTGTTGATCCACTTAATGATGTGCTAGCAATACCAACCCATTTAGTTCCATTATAAATTAAAAGTTTATTGGTGCCCGTTGATTCATCAAAGGTTACGTCATCAAGATCTCTAATAAACCCAGCACCACCACCACCGATTGATGCAAGTTGGTACTGAACTCTCTCTACAAATATCTTGTAATGTTTTTGGAGTTGATCAAGAGTTACGAAATTTTGATTTAAAGGTGTGAGTGGATCTGGATTATTAGTTTCTGGTGGATCCTCTCCAAGAGGAACATTAGTCTCTGCTAATAATTGCTGTTCTTCTTGTAGTTTTTTCTGAAAGGATTTGATATCCTCAACAATTTTATAAAGACCTTTGATATCCGATTTTACATAATCAATATCTTTATCATAATATTTTATTTCAGGAAGATTTGTAATCTCTTCTCTTAGTTCAGTAAAATACTTAAGAAGAAGTTCATCAGTTTTGACACTTTCCTGACTTACTTCTTTAAGTTCGTCTTTAATACTTTGCTTTAACTTATTATATTCACCAAGAATTTGCTTCTTTAACTTACGATCATCATCTTTAAACTCTTTGTGATACTCCCATATCTTCATGGAAGAGTCACGAAGTTCTTTCCAAATCTTATCCTTTTCTTCTTTTATACGAACATTTAATTTGTCGTCAAGATCTTTGATATCAGAATCAATCTTGATGGTACTATTAAAATGTTTTGTTTCAACATCTTCTGATAGTTGTTCAAGATCAAACTGAACCTTACCTCTTAAACCCTCAATAGTGTCATTAACTTTTACAAAATCATCATCAATAACACTAAAGGTCTTACCAATCCATGAAAAATCTGGGACTTCATTGACTTCGTTTACCCAACTAGGAAACTTGGGAATAGATGCTTTTACTGCATCGATTGCCTCACAGATTGCCTCAATCTCAGAGTCATAATATTTGACCTCTGGTAAATTTGCTACCTCAGTTTGAAGATTATCAATTCTATCTTCGATAGCATCAACTTGCTCATCATAATACTTGACTTCAGGTAGACCTTTGATCTGTTCTCTTACAAGATCTACCTGATCACATATTGCCTCTACTTCTCTATCATAATACCTTACTTCTGGAAGGTTGCTAATTTGCTCTGCAAGTTCCTCAAGTTCTTTGTCATAATATTTGATTTCAGGAATATCAGGAATATCTGCTCTGATATCATTAACCATTTTGACCAATTCTGGCCAAGGTGGAACTATATCTTTTACTTCCGCAAAACTATTACCATCTGCGTCTTCAATAGTTTGCGTTGATTCAGTTAATATCTCTTCTTCTTTCTCAATAAAATCTTCAACAGAAGGGAGTTCCTCTGCATTCTCTTCTGTGAGATAATCATTAATAGATGGTAAGTTGCTGTTATCTTCAGCAAAATCGTCAATGGAAGGCAAATCCTTAGACATTTTATTAGTAACCTTAGTACTTCGGGATTTCTCTCCCTTTCATATTATTTAGGATCTTCCTTCAGTCCGTCTTTTAACATTTTTGCCAGTTCCGCAGTTGATCCAACAAACAGTGCATTGTTGACTGTTGATGGTCCTTTTGCTTGCTTTTCTTCTTCTACTTCTTTCAGTTTCTTTTGCAAGTCCATTAATTTATCCGTGGCATCTGCAACGTTTTTAATCAACTGACCAGCAACTTCATATGCTCTTGGCATTTCACTTTCTTGTGCTAATTCAAGAATACCATTGATTGCCTCTTGCCCCTTTTCTATAAGAGAATATAAATTACCTCTGGTATAATCATAATCTTTTCTAATCTCATCAACAGGTTCTCTAATCTTTTCAATCTTTTTTTCAACAACTTCTGGTTTGATAACTTCACCAGAAGTATTGAATGTATCGTTTAATTCGTCAAAACCTTTTGTCATTTTCATAAAAATGTACCACTAAATCCAAAGTCATCTCCATCCGGAATAAGTGCATTATCAGCAGCAGTAATCTTGCCAATTGCAGCACCTTTAAGATGATTAGTTGCTGTAGTATTATCTCTTCCTCTATCAACACTGATTTTATTGCCACTAATTGACTTAATATACATCTCCTCATCACCAATAACGATATAAGTAGATGCAGTCAAGGTGCTAGGATCATCAACTTCAAAAGTTTTTGCAGTTAATGTGATATCGTTTGTAAGTTGAGTGGCAACGTCTCCAATATAATTTTTGATTGCTCTTGGTTCTGAAGAGTAGGTAACCTCTCTTGTTGTATTTGTAGTATCCGTGCCAGTAAGATAACTGATAGATGCTTTTTTGATAATATCTTTGGTTGCACTGGAAGTAGGACCAAACAGATATGTTTTGGCAGTAAATCTCAAGGTATAAAGAAGAACCCTTCTTTGCGAAAAGTCCCCTTCATAATCATCCTGCATCGTGATGTTCTCAAGAACGACAGGAATATCTCTTTTCTCTTTAATTGATTCAACCAATTCTACAGTAAGATTATATGCTGGTTGAAAATATGGTAAGATTTGTTCTACAATTTGAAGAGCATCATCATTCAGTTTTGACATGATGGAAAGCTCAAATTGCATATTATAAGGAACTGGCATATAAGACTTTTTGGTCTCAGTGCCATCATTAGGATCCTTAACTTTGAATTGTTGTGTAGTGGTTACTTTTCTAGAAGGATCGTAAGTTAGTCCAATAAACTCAAATGACATCCTTGGCAATGTAATTGCAAAGGGTTTATTTAAATCTGGAGATTGATTAATTCTAGCAAGAAATTTTTGCGTAGGACCATATGCCAGAGGGACTTTTACAACACTAACAACATTGTCAGAGGAGTCCTCATGTTTAATTGAAATGTTATTAAAAAGAGTTCCAAAAGATATAATGGTTCTCCTCAAAATTTCGTTATAAAAATACTCAAACATTTTTTAAACCTACACTATCTTACCATAAGGTAATTCTATTTAGGGTGCACCAAATGGATTCTGTTCGGTGAAGTCTAAGATAGTATTTGCTTCAGCTTGAATGTTAATATTATCTGCAAATCCATCATCTGCTGGTTGAGAGTCTGCAGTTCTTAGTGCATAAGAAGCTCCAGATGTAGATCCAACAATATTTTCACCAATAGTAAACTCACCATCAACAGTTCCAACCTCAAGAACATTTGTATCAGAGTTCCAAGTTCTAACTCTTGCAGTTGTTCCGCTTTCAGATCCAGTTACGATTTCGTTGAACTGGAATGTTCCAGATCCAGAACTTTCTGCGTTTCCAATAACAACTGTTGGTGCAACGGAATATCCAACACCAGTATTCGTCAGATAAATTGCAGAGATTGTTCCAGCAGCACTGACAACTGCTGTTGCTGCAGCAGATACTGTTGTGACTCCAGTCTCAAATATTTCATTGGCAAATGTGATGGTTGGACCTTCTGTGTATCCTCCACCACCAGAAGTGACTGTAATAATCCCAACAACACCATCTCCAATTGTTGCTGTTGATGCTGCACCAGATCCCCCTCCACCAGTAATTTTTACTGTTGGTGCAACAGTATATCCTGCACCAGAATTTACAACATCAATTCTTTGAACTGACTGTAATTTTGGATTAACATTAAGATTGCAAACATTAATACCCCCAATCATAGTTGCAATTCCAACTGCAGTTGTTCCACCTGCGGGGGCAGAGGACACTCCAACTGTAGGAACACTACTATATCCACCACCTCTATCTGTTATAGTGAAGAACTTTACACCACCATCAAATATGGCAGCAGTTGCAGTAGCAGTTGAACCAGCACCAATTAAAGTAAGAGTTTGTGTTGGTCCATGAATGGTATTGATGCCATCATCTGAAAGTCCATCATATTCTCCACCAACAAGATTGTTATCAATATCATCAATACCAGTTGCGATAACTTCATTCTCAAGTCTAAAGAGTTCGCAATAAAGTTCGTAGACGTAAAGATTTTGTAATTGATAATATGGTTTTGCATATTCTATATCTTTAATTTCATAAATTCTATCGTCAAGAGGAAACCATATCAAATCACCACCTTTTGGTCTGGTTGATAATTTTACATTAGACTGATCTTCGATCAATGGTGTGATATAGTTTTCAAATCTTTCTCTTGAAATGATAAGTCTTACTTCGTCTTTGGATTCAATTCCAAATTTAGAAAGAATATTACCAGCACCAGAGTATTGATCGTAGTTATCTACATATGCTTCAAGAGGAAGTGCTAAATCAAATTTTGATTGTACAACTTCTCTGATAACAGTGTTTTCAGTAAGATATTTTCTAGGTAGATAAAAAATATCTACCCCATACATTCTCAACTGCTCATTAATTAAATCCTGAACAAGATTTTGCTCACCAGTTGTTCCTTGTGTGAAAAATGGATTGAGCATAGTCTTATCCTATCATATCTAAAGGTGGAAGTTCATATGTATTAGACATTTGCTCTCTAATTATTTGCAAGTCCTTCTCAGCGTCATCATAAATTTGTCTTCCATTTAATTCAATTCCACCAGGAAGCTTTACTCCTTGGAATTTAATCAAGTTTTGACCCCACTGTCTCTTTAACAGTGCAGTAGTATATCTCTTCAAGAATGAATCATTCCATACTCTACTAAAATCATTGGGATCCAGAAGACGATAGCAATCGATTATAAAATAATCTCCAACATTAACAGATCCCCAATCAATATCTAAGTATAGTCTGTCTTGTCTTTGATTAAATCTAATCATTTTTTCCGTATTCAAAAGAAAATCAATATCTTCCAAATACGTCTTGACCATTGCGTAAGTCAAAAGTTCTGTAGATCCCCAATAGTAAATATCATTCAGGAAAAGTTGATACTTAACACTGAACATGTTATTAGTTACAGTGTTTGATCCATCAAATCTGAATATTTTATTCACTCCTATAACTGCAGGAGGAATTTGTAGGTAGTTACTATTTTCTTCAAAAGAAAATGTTACAGATGCATTATCAATAGTAGCACTTGCAGTGGTGGTTACAATTCCTGCAGTGTTACTGTTTCCTCTTGCTCTGCCTCTATTGATATCCTCTTGAGTTACTTTATATTTTAAAAACATCTGAGTGACACCATCAAAGTGTCTCTCATGAAAATACTGAAGAGCATCATCCACCAAGTCTTCTACTTGTTCATCGGCAACGTTAATCTCAAGGACAGGTGCCCCCAATTGCCTTTTACAATAGTTTATTAAATCTGTTCTACTTGCTGGTTGTGCCATTTATTCCACAAGTTTCCTAAGTGTATTTAGGGTCAAGAAGAAACTGGACTGTAAACATAAACATTTCCACGGGTCAATGGATATGTTGTTGATCCAAGAGTAACCAATACATCATAAACATATCTACCCTCTGTTAGATTTCTGGTTTGAGTATCAGTTAGTGAAAGACTCATTGCACCATCAAAGGCACTAGTAAATCCAACAGTAAATGACGTAGTAATTCCTAGTGTAGCACCAACAGCAACACTTTTGGATATTGCTGCTGACCCAGTGTAACTAGTCAGATCAAAATTACCGTTTGCTGTTGTTTTAACGTTCAAATTTTGTTTGAAGTCTGACCCACCATAGATAGTCATATTTACTCCAAAGGGAACTCCAGAATCTGGGTCGAACGTTACGTTATTAGTTGCCATCTGGGATACCTATTACTTGCATGGTTTCTTGCTGCTTATAATAAAGTTTGCAAAAAGATTTTGCTATGTTTTTAAGAATGTCCTTATCATTACAACTATCTATTTCAGATGCTAATTTGGCATATGCAAAACTTTTTGAAAGGTTTCTAAGTTCAATTTTGTCAGGATCCATTTAATAACTCCCTAAGTAAATACTTGATTTCATTAATGTCATCCTTCATATTAGCAAGTTCTTGCTCCATGTTTTGTTCTTTTTGATTCTTTTTAGATTTCACTTTACGTCTCTCAAGATACTGTTGATAATCAAGTCCATTTACATTAAGTATAGCATTGGTTTCGGGATCTCTTGCGAGATCCTTATTACCTTTTAATTCATAAAAATCCATATCAGGCTAAAGCAATTACTCTCAGTTCTTTAATCTTAGGAACATAACACTGAGTTCTAGATGTCAAGTTAAGTTTAATTCTATAGTTTCTGAACGAAGGCAAATCATTAACTGTAAATACATACTCTCTATAATCAGTTTGATATGGTTCAAAGGAGAAAGAACTTGATTTTACAACAAAACTGTCGGGCAATCCGTTATTGTTTTCTGGATTGATAACCTCACCTCTTGTATTCAAGTTTGAATATCCAGGGAAAGGTGAGAATACGGGGTCAGTTCCTTCTTCATTACTAACTGCATAGAATGCTCTCAGATCTGCATCTTCATTCAAATGTGCTGAAAGAATAATCTTGATAGAAGATGCAGGATTTTCTAGTAGAATTTCCTTAGAAACATATTGACATGCTGTAGGATCTTCAAATGGTGAATCAACTCTAGGATCTGTCGCATAATTTGTAATTACATCATTCACTCTATTGCTAGTCAAAACAGCACTAACTCTTTGACCATCAATAACAGGACTAATTTTGGTATCAGTGGTGTTCAGGAAGAGTCTCATATTCAACGACTTAGATCCAGGAACAGTGGTTAATTGTGCATCTTCATTTACTTTAGATGCAATCATTCTTGGACTGTCAAAATAGTTCTTCTGGTTGACAGTAATGTCACTAAATCCAGAATCAACAAATGGAGTTTCATTTCCACTGAAACTTGTAGACGTTGTAGTTCTGAGTTCTCCAGTAATAACTGTTCCAGGAACTGTTAAATTTTCTACCTTTGGAGTGATCAATTCAAATGGTATATTTTGAGTTGCTCTGACATGATATCCACCAGAAGATTTAGTCTTACCAACATAAAGTTTTGGCCAACCAACATCAGTGCTTCTATCTGTTCCTGTTGCGGAACTCATATCAAGTTTAACTTTATAAGAATCAAATGTGAAAGGATCTGATTCTGTTACATTTGCTAAGTCATGAGTTGTATTAATTCTGTTCAAATTAACATCGTTAAATTCATACTTATATACAGCAGTTCCAGTTGGATATGTCTTTGGATTAGCTCCTCTGACAATATCTCCACCAATAGTGTTTCCATTAACACTGGTGTATTCGATAATTTCATCACCAATCAAGAGATATCCAGTATTTGTTGTTCCTACTCCAACTTTTTCAAATGTTCCAAAGTTGGCTGCAAGAGCAACAGTAATTCCACCAGTAGAATCTGAAGGATATGCTGCAGTGAGTGTTGTTGGTTTTACATCAGGTGCGACTCCAGACAGTATTACAGAGTTATCTGTAAAATACATGCCATGATTCTTGTGATTGACATTGAGATGAAGTCCATCACTAACAATACTAATTTTTGATATCTGAACATCACCACCAGTTCCAAGTCCAGCAGCACCAGAAGAATTCAACTCAGTGCTAATTCCAGAACTATTAAAGAAGAACATTGTATTTGCTGAACCAACAACAAATTCACCTTGAACATTGTTAAAGATAAGTTCACTGGTTTGACCGATACCTGGAACGGTCAATCTTGCGTTTCTACCAAGACTTGCAACACCGATAGTAATGATTCCAAGGACATCACCAACTTGATATCCTGAACCACCATTCATGATAGTAGCAACACCAATAACTCCACTATTGACTGTTACGTCAGCAGTAGCACCTCTACCATTTCCTGTGATAGTTACCAGATTTACTCCACTGAAAGCCTGGTTGCCATCGAGAGGAGTATATCCAATTCCAGCATTAGTGACTGTAAGAGTTCCAACAGCAGTTCCTGCAGTGCCTACAAGATCACCAGTTGCATTTGTACCCGACTGGAAGAAAGTATTGCCAATTTCATAGATATCAGCAACTGTTGTTCCAAGACCAACTCTAATTTCTCTAGAGTTAGAGTTGATTGGATTTGGTTTTAGTTTTGGAATTTGCTTGTTGCCTTCAGTTAATTCTGGACTATAGAATTCAATACTTCCACTTTCAACAAAGTCTGCTCTATAAAGAGTAAACTTAAGATCTTCCCACTGACTTGGTTCCCAAGTTGAAGCATTTTGAGATTTGAATAGTGATCCAATTTGTTGAATATTTGGTTGGTTTGAAAGGAAAGTGTCTGTTAGAATGTCATTTTCACCAACCCTAGAAATATAAACACTATACTTGGTTGAGTTGGATGCTAAACAAATTGCATATTCCTTGCCACCTTCAAGATAAACTGGTGCTTTAAATTTAATATTTGTAGCAATAGATCCATCAGAAGAAGTTTCGATATCATCTGGATCTATATTGATTTCAGAGAATGGCAAGATTCTTCGTGAGGGGAAACCACCCTCCAAAGTTCTCAACTGGAAAGTCACTGGAATATCCATATCATCTTTAGATCTAAAGAAGATATCACAACTGGACATAAAGACACCAGTTTCTTCCTTGACTAAGAAGGATTGTGCCAGAGGGTCATACCAAGTAACAACTGTTTGAGTTCTTTCTGTAGAACTAACCAATCTAGTTCCAGTTACCTCCGTTCCAAGTTCTTTACTTACGTTTTCGGTTTCAAATTCTTTCTTCTCTTCAACTTTTGCATTTCTGACAGAAATTATATTCTCTTGGACTTTCTCTAAAGTTCCAGCAGAAGTAAACACCTCTTCAGCAATGGTTGTTGCTGCATCTTGATTATTATCTGCATCATTAACCAAAGTAAACACTTTAGTTCCCGTTTCAAATTTAGGAAAATCTGTATTATTTGGATTTGGAATATAAAAACTTCCAATCAAAGTTGCAGAAAGATCGGAAAGAAGTCTAAGATTGTTAATACTTGCTTCTGCTCCACTTGTTTTACCTTTAAGAACCATTCCAGTTCTAACAAATCCATGGAAGTCACCTCTAGCTTCCGTAGCAAGTGATGCTACATCAATATTTAAAACATCGGAAGTAGAAGAATATGTTTGGGGTAAATCTCTAACAGTGTATGGATTTTGGGGGAAAGTTTTTGTTGGAGCATCATATGCACCTTCTTTGTGATTTGATTGTGCGACCCTAAAGGTAATTTTGGGAGAAGAGTCTCCCAAATCTTCAGAAAGACCTGTTGATTGCATGACGCCTTCTACAGTTTCTCCAACCTGGAAAGTTCCAGAAGTCATTGTGATTTCCAAAAGTTTTGGAACACAGAATTTAGTAACATCTTTACCATCAAAGAATGCATATAATCTGGTAAGAGGTTTAACTCTTCTTGCATCAAATGTGACGTTCCTTGATCGCATGTTTGTGATCACTGAACTACTGACAACTTTGTCTCCGATAGAAGTTTTTTCAAAGTCCTCAACTATAACTGTATAAGTACCAGTTCTTTCTTTTACTCCACTTTGAGTTTGAGTTATGATAGTATCTTCATAAACTTTGTCAGTTACTGTTCGTGTACTTGTACTGGTTCTAGATCTTCCACCATGTCCTTGTACATCAATCCTAGATGCTCCACCACTTTCTGTTCTTGATTTGGTGCTTTCTACTTCCTCGGTAGCTCCCCAAGTAGTTTCCCAAGAATCCCAAAGGATTGAACCAAATCCAGTTTGAGCATCAATGTCACCTGAATCTACAAGTTTATTGAAAGTTTCTGCATAATCACCTTCAGTTTCAATAATTTTTGCCTCAAGTCTTTCTTGATCAACCCAGTTATCAGATGCTGGAGTTAATTCAATATTTCCATTCCAGAAACTAATCAAGAAGGGAGTTACACTTTCAGTTCTAGTTGCAAAAGTTTGAGATAAGTATTCAACTTCCGCATAATCTAAAACAATAATATCGTTTGGTTCTCTTCTAATATTGGTTCCTTCAACAGTTCCAAAACTAGTATCATTAGTAGCATCAGTATCAACAACTGGTCCGTAAATCAAATCAACTGAAGTTGTATAGTGTTTTGGTCTCAGTTCACCATATTTTCTATCAATAGAGTTTTGAATACCAAAAGTTGTATCTTGGGTTTTGAATCCAGAGAAATTGTCAATGAAGAATCCTGATTTAAATCTATTAAATCCATCATTGTCAGGTAAGAAAAGATTTGCAGTTTCTTTTTCTAAAAGAGAAAGAGTTGTATAGTACTCAAGATTTCTAATTCTATCCTCCAACTTTTTGATATCTTGCATTCGATATCTCTTGTATTGGCTGAAGGTAATTTTTGCATCTTCAACACTATACAAATATGGAGGGAGATTTATAGTGCAAACTTCGATTGCACCTTCAACTGGATTTGGTCTAACTGGATCATCTGAGGGAGCTCCATACACAATTTGGAATCTACCATCTTTTGAAAGGAATACTCTATCAATTCTTCCTTGATAATATGAAACATCTGCAGTAATTGCTTCATCAGAAGCAAGAACATTTGACGCAGCTTGTCCAGAGGAGTTGAACGTTCTTCCTAAAAATTCAAGTGGAGACCTTACTCCAGTTGTTACCGTATAATTAGAAACTCTTGGTCTAATATCAATAATATCAGAATTTCTAAAAATACCTACATCTTTAATTTCAGTAGAGTAATTAAATTGATTATAAGAATTTACCGTCGTTACATCACCATCATCAGTAGATGCATAAGATGCACTAGAGAAATAAATTCTAAGTTGATTTGATGGTGCCGTTGCCTTATTTCTTCTTCTTATAGAACCATAGTTATAGAAAGTGTTTCTTTGTCCAGTTCTAAACGTATAATTTGGTGAAACATTAAAACTTGGTGTGCTTAGTGTAGAAATCGTAGCAGTAAGATTAGAATCTTGGAATGTTACAGTTTCACCTTGAACAAATACTCCTTGATTCTTATAAATGAATGAAATAGTTGAATCATCAACTATTTCAACAAGAATTGCTACTGCACCACTATTTTGACCAATAATCCTTTCACCAAGTAAAAATTCTGAAGTTGTTGTAGAGGTGCTATTAATATTCAACAAAGAAGTTCTAGGTGCAGAAGCTGCACTAGTGTCTGCAGATTCATAAACTCCTTGAATTTCTATGACATCAGGGAAGTTCAGTGAAATAGTTTCATCTTCTACTCTGGTTCCAAAAGGATATGCACCATAAACAAGTCCATTGTTAAGAGTAGTTGAACCGATTCCAGATCCTTCTAATTTAGATTTATTTACAATAATACTATTAACTGGATTTTTTATTTTTACTTTTGCTTTTGGATTGGTTTTTCTTAAAGTTGCTACCAATGTAGCATCAGTGTTGTCCGTTCCAAGTCCTCTAATTTGCAGAGTTTTTCCATCAGCTCCAATTTCAAATTTATCAGAACTTAATGTTTCTGTAGATCCATCAGATCTAGTCAGAAGATATCTTTCATCATCAAAAGATAGGAAAGTTTCATTTGCTGCTGCTTGTACCTCAGAAGAAAGTTGATTTGATGTAATATTTACAGTAAAAGTCTTTCTAATTGTTAAAACAGACTCAGAAATATCTACATCAGAAACATTTGCTCTTGGTAATGGTGTAAATAAAGTACTATCTGATGAAGGTGCCAAATCACTTGTTACAATTCTAAAGTCTGATACTTCAATCTGAGATAATGGCAAGAATCCACTAGCAATTCCAGAAACAGTATTAACTCCTTCAATTGTAATGTGAGTTGCACCAACACTAACAACTCTAGCTGTAATTGGGTCTTCTGTTAATCCGGCAGAAGTGGTGTCTGTGTATTGAATAATATCATTCTCTTTTACAATAGTTCCTGGGAATCTATCATTTGAAGAACTACGTACTGTGCTAACTCCACCAGAAGTAGGAGTAATTGTAGTAACCCCAACACGAACCTTAGGTGATTGAATTACGTTTGCACTAAAAGTGTTAACTCCAGTAATTCCATCATCAAGTTCAAGAGTGTTAGAAGTTCCGTAAATAGACTTTACATCACTGATTGTATTTGCAGTAACAGCAATTGCAATTCTACCATTTTCTATTCCGTTAAAAGTAAGTCTTTCGTTTACAACGAAGTTACCAATAGTTTCATATACAGTTACTGCAGTTCCTGCATTTACATTATACCTTAAAAATCCTGTAGCACCACTTGATTCACCCTTGACAAAAGTTGGTACATTTAAGGTGTGTGCTTGGTTAAGTGCAATTTCTGTGGTTGTTTGTATATCAAAAAGTGCCAAATCCCATTGATTTAAATTGGCATTAGTAGAATTGTAAGATCCAGACTCTAATCTGAAATCATAAACTCTAGCAAGACCAATTTCTTTTCCAGGAGCAGCATTTTGATCTGATCCAACTCTTTGATTTCGTAAACTTACCGCATAAGTATTACCAATACCAATAGTCGGAGATCTGAAAACAGTATTAACTCTGAAAGTTGGACCAGTATTATAAACTATATTTTGATTTTCTAGAGTTCTTGTTGTTCTTGGTTTGTCTACATCAAGATAAGTAACTCCAATAGATTCAATCTCATATCCTTGAACATATGCCTTTCCAGGAGAGATCTTATATAGTGCTAAATCAGCTCTTGCACTTTCTCCACCTGGAGTAAACTGACCTGCATTAAAAATACCTGCGTTTCCAACATTGTCATTTAAAGAATTGACAACAGTTAAGTCGAAAGGTTTTACATAGTAGTGTCCAGATTCATCAAAAGTTCTTCTAGCAAGAGCATCTGTCCAATCTTTATATCCCGCACCACCACCAAGGTTTCCTCTCTTCAAATTAGATGTTTGAAGAACTCCCTGAATTACTGTTGCAAGAAGAATAAAGTTGTCATCATTAAAATCATCCAGTGGTTTTTTAAACAAACTGGTACTAATTCTAAGTCTATCTGCACCAGGCGCAGCATAGTTATTGTAACCTTGCGAATTGTCGTTAAGAGTTTCGTCTAAATCAGAGGTTACAATCTCTTCATTTATAAACAATCCAATCCTATAACTAGGAGTATTGGTGTATTGATCGAGAATTAAATTTTCTCTGCTTACATTGACAAAGTTTCCACGAATAAAATATATACCTTCTTCAATTTGGAATGAGCATCCCGTGGCAGCAGCCGCAGTTTCAAAGGTATTTGCAAAAGGTGCTCCCGCAGTAATTGTTGTATTGCCTAAAAGTCCAGAGCTAATAGTTTCATTGCAGGTTAATGCCTCTCCATCAAAAAATTGTTGAGTAGAATTATTTGCAGTACTAGATCCAAGATAGTTAATATAAAGTGTTAAGTTGCCTCTTTCAGAATCTTCTGGCAGAAGAACGCTATCGACAAAGGCAGTTACTCCTGATCTCTGTCCTGTAATTTTTGTTCCGATTAATTGTTCCGCATATGCAGAAACTGGAACTCCTTGATAATTATTTTGAAGTTGGATTGCATAATATAATTGATTATATCCAATGTTGCCTGGAATTACCTTTGCACCTTCTTTAAAAAAGTGCTGACCAAATCTTTCAATCTGATTTTGCAGAATTGATTGAAGAGTAGTTAACTCTCTTGCCTGAACAGGATATCCAGGCTTGAACAATACTTTGTGATAATCGTTCGCTGGATCAAAGTCATCAAAATATGGCGATACGTTAAGATTCGTTTGTTGAGGCATAATTCTTTAGAACTGCAAAATAACTTTTATGTCTTCCTTTTGGTTTGACGATCTGGTTATAGATGGTCTATTATCAACGTAAATAATATTACCAGAGTGTTTTTTGACCTCGGGATTGGCAATACCACTCGTAAAGCTTTGACCAAGATAGTATGTACGATTATTTATTACGGTTGATACACCCGTAAAGTTTGTATCAATTGTCAAATCACTTCCAGTAGATGGAACAATTGTTAAACTTCCACCAGTTCCTGGACTAGAAGTAAATTCTTTCAAATCAAATCCATATGTTGGATTAGTTTGTGCAGTTCCAACAGTATTGAAACCAGCAAGTGATCTATCCTGCCAATATTTTAAAACACCTGTTGTCTGATCATAACTAACAACTCTTCCGATAGCAGTATTGCCAGTAGAAACTATTTGGGTAAAATAAGAATCTGCAGTGAAGGTTGCAGTGCTATATCCAGTACCAACCAATCTCAAAGCATTCGTTGCTGCAGCTTTGTCCGCAGTTAGAAGAGTTGTTGATCCAAATTGTTCTGGATTTTCAACAAGACCAATTCTTGCTATTTGATTGCCCGTGATAAAATCTGGATTTTGATTGTCATTTTCAATTCTAGAGTATACTAGAACATTATATGCACCAAGTTCTCTATAAATGTCTGCACCATGACCACCTTGTGGTGGTATAATAACATCAAAAGTTGGTCTTGTTGTTCCTGTTGGAACTCCTCCAGCAACTAAATCAACATTTCCGTAAGTATATTCAGAACCTTGACTGGAAACAGTTACAGAACTTACCTGCTGATTTCCATCAATAACAATCGTGCATTCTGCACCAGTTCCATCTCCTCTGATAGGAACTGAAGAATACACACTGTTTGCTGTTCCTAGACCGACTCCTCTGTTTGTAATGGTAACAATCTTAATCGAACCATCTACAGCATTGTCTCTAACTGCAGAGTTTACAGTTGACGTTTCCCAATCTGCAGGAACAGGCATGTATTGGGTAGACTCAAATTTTGCAACTTCACTTGGAGAAATTGTATACAGATATTTCCAAATATAACCATCACCACTAGTCCCAGCTGCCCTTGGTTCTAGATCAGTGAATGTTGGTTCGTCAAGAGAAGGTTGTCCAGTTGGATTATCGGGAGTAGTTCCGTTTTGCAAACAAATGTAAACTCTAAAGTCACTATTCATTACAAAATAAGTTGCTAAGTAAAGAGAAGTTGATCCCGATACTGCAGCAGTTTTTGTTCTGCTGTAATCATGTCGGTACATATCATAAGTTGTACCTGATGACCACGTTCTTTTGGGAACAACCTGTTTTATATCGGAAGAACTAATTTTTTTCAATGCGACCATTGTATCCCAATAGTCATTCTCCTGATTAAAATTATCTTTAGGAGCAGGTGGACCCTGATCCCAGTCAGATTGATAATCTACAGGATTGGTCAAACCAACAAAAGAATAATAAGAATTGCTGGAGTTTATTACTCCAGCAACAAAATTTTTGGCATTTAATATCCTAATCTGATCAGTTATAATGGCAGCCATTTTGGACAGAGTTTTTCTTTATTTATTAACGAAAGTTTAGATATAGTTTGAGGACTTCAGGAAGTTGGACCTTACGACCATTGTTGATGTCGTAATACCAGATCCTTCGGTGAGACCCACTCCAGATTGTGTATATGCATTGTATGTATTTGTGTTGCCACGATCAACCACTTCAATCTTACCCCAACTAAATTGACCTAAACCATCTCCAGATGTTGTTATTCCAGAATAACCAGATGCAAATCCGTCAACATTGACAAACAGTCTCTTAACATTCGTTGTAATTCCAGAAACACTGGTTGTTAATCCTTCAATAGAGGCAACTTGATAGACATTATCCGCAAATGAAGTGCCAACACCAACGATTGCTCCAGAGTCATCGAAAGATGTTACTGATGTTGATGCAAGACCAACATTGGACCTTCTAACAATAAAGTAATCATATTGTTGAATCGTTGTGAGAGTGACTGCTGTTCCTGTAAGATTTGGATCTCTGAGGAAAGAATCATATGGAATATGAACATCAAAGATTAATTGTGTGGTTCCAACTCCAACTGAAGTTGATCCGAATCCAACAATAATACCATTATCTCCATAGTAATTATTAACAGAAACTTCCTCTTCTGTGTATGCAGGAGGTGAGAACAGAACAGTTGGTGGATTTGTATTTGTGTATCCTACTCCAGGATCTGTAATTGCAACACCAGTTACTGTTCCTCCTGCACTAATTGTAACTGAACCAAATGCTCTAGAGGAAGAGGTATATCCAAAACTTACTGTTGCAGTAGAGTATCCAACACCACCATCAGAAATAACAACCGAGGAAATAGTTCCAAATCCAGATACCACTGCGGTTCCAGCAGCACCAGTTTTTTCTTCCTGAGCAATAAATTTAATCTTGTTCTGGAAAGCTCTGGCACTTGCTTCGTTTGAAGCATCAAAGAGTGGTCTTAGAGTGTCTACATAAATCGCAGTTGATCCAACACCTACAGATTTGATAATGTAAGCACTAGGATTAATTACTGGTTCATAAAGTTCTCTATCCTTGCCAGTTGGGATTTGATTGATGATTTTGTCTTCAGTTTGTCTACACCAGGTTACAGGTCTTGTCAAAGTAACATCTTCAGTTTTTCCTGGACCATGATATGCATTTGTTTCAACATTTCCAGTTGACAGTATGGAGAACACATTTCTTACATCCTCTTCCAAATAATCTGGTTGAGAAGAGAATGGTTTTAATTGTAAAGTATCTCCTTGCTTAACTGTTTCGATAACATCCCTGAAAATAACATCACTGTCACCATTTCCTTTGTAGAAGATAATTTTTGCCTTATCTCCAATCTTAAGTGCTTCAGTAAAGGTTATTGTGCTGCCACCATTAAACTCATATCCAACACCAGGAACTTGAAGAACATCATTGACAAATACGAGAAGCACATCTTGTACATCTATCTTCGATCCAGGTGAAGCAACAATAGAAACTGAAGAACCATTTTGCTTCAATGGGAAATCTCTTGTTGCACCATCAATAAATTCATCAATGTTATCGAGGATTTGCAGTGTTCCTAAGGACCATCCAGAGAACTTATCACTGATAACTTCATCAATGGTCAGTTGGAACTCATTTCCAGAATATGATGCTGAAGTAGGAATTCCAATTGTTCCACCAATTGCGACCGTCAGAATGTCTCCGTTACCATATCCATAACCAATATTTCTTATTTCAAAATCAATAACACTTGAACCTTGTCCAACAACAACGTCAACTGTTGCCTCAGTTCCAACTCCAAGGTTAGAATCGGAGCTATAGTGTAAACTCATATTTGAATATGAGACAGGTGCATCAAATACTACAAATGGTTGATTCGTAGCAGTGTATCCAGTTCCTGGATTCGTAATCGCAACACTCACAATGTGACCACCACTGATTGCAGCAGTTCCAATAAATTCAATATTGCCAGTTCCAGTGCTAGATGTTCCAACACCGACATTTACTGTTGTTTGTATTCCAGATCTATATCCAGAACCACTGTTCCCAATGCTGATAGATTCAATGGTTCCAGCAGCAGAAACAATAGCAGTTCCTCCAGCAGCTACCAGAGGTTGATATCCAAATCCTTCTGTTGATCCAACAGAAACTATGACTCCACCTTTGGGGAAACTGGAGATTCCAACATCAGGTCCAAGAGGAGTTTGTGGAACAGTTCCGTTGAAAACAGCAGACGTGATACCAGAATTCTGTTCTAGAATGTAGTCTTCTTGCGATCCAGGAACTTGGAAAATGTCATTAACAAGAATGACTGCATTTTCTGCAGTAATTCCAGTAATATTAGATCCTTCTTGTTTGAGTGTAAAGTTGTTTTCAGATCCGGTAAACTTGTCAGATACATTATCAAAAATGTAATTCTTAGCATAAGAAGCATCTGATCCATTTTCTATACCAGATCTCATGAAAGATCTTCCTTGGAAACTTGAGGATGAAGTAATTCCAGTCCAGTCTCTTTCATCAGGTGGATTTGTGATGGTTCCGATTGGAGTGTTTCCAAAAGGTGCTTCCACAAAATTAATGTGATTATTGACAATATTGTAATTACCCGAAACTTTAGTGACTAGATCTCCAGTGTTTCCGACACCAGATGGTGTTCCCATCCAAGATCTGCGGACTCTGATGGCATTTGTTTTGCCTATACCAATACCTTCGATCTTCATTATTTCATCACCGATCTTAATTAGATCGGCACCAAAGAATGACGTTATCCCAGTAAACTCAATAATTTCTGCAAGTGCAGTAAAGTTTGTAGACAGTCCTGTTGTTACTGCAGTAGCTACAACTGGAGATTGAATTACATTATCGATGGCAACTATGACCTTGGCATTTTGATTTGTTGCTACAAATCTATGCGAAGTTCCAATACCAACACTTTCAAGATCTACGACGATTGGAGTGCTCTTAAGTGCATTTTCTGCACTGGTTGCAATCTTAATTAAGTTATCATCAACTTTTACAGCATAGAGATTTTCATCAGGCAAGAATGTTGTATTTGACGCACCAACAAAACTAGTTGTCGCAATTCCTACAGCAGATGTAACATCACCAACGTGATCATAAGAAATCTTTTCACCTGAAACAAAGAAGTGATTTGGAATCTTGATGGTATTTACATCAATATCAATAATGGTTGAATTATTTCCAAGGAAGTACCTTTCAAAAATTGCATCGGTTTTATGAGTTAATCCAAACTCTCTCTTAATATCAGATTCAGTTCCAGTGTACTCTCCAGGTTGAGTAACAATAGTTCCATTTGTGAAATCAATTTCATTTGGATAACTTGAGTCAACAACATCCAATCTAATCGAGTTTTTGAATACGGTAACTACGGTATCAATACTGGGAATAGGAGTGAACGTTAGAGATGTTCTTCCGTCAGAATCAATAGTAGCACCTATGGTTCCGAGACCAGCAGAACTTTCCAGATTTGCATATTCTGCAAAATAAACGTCATATGGGTTTGCAGTATCAACAAAATTATCAACAGCAACTACTTCCGATAACTGGATTCTATTATTAGTAGTATCAGTTACCTGTACAATGAAGTATGCTCCATCATCATCATTAGAATAATCTGAGATGGTTGTGAATCCAGGTGATCCAGAAGAAGCAATTGTTGTTGTTCTTGCATCAAGTGTTGCTCTGGTTATGTTAACCGTAGATATTCCCGTAGATGTATGAGTTGCAAGACCAACATACATTGCATTAACAACAGCGGTCGTTGCAATACCGACTCCTGGATGGAAATCGATGTTCAAATGAGTTCCACTATCATATGCAGAGTATGTTCCAAATCCAGCAGACGATGCGGCAGTAACACCTTCGGCAGTTAATCTACCAAACTCTAACAAGTCAACAGTTGTTCCATCGTTAATAACATTTAATTCAACTAACTCATATAGATTAGTTTTGTTAATATCTGGTGTAATATTGATTATGACTTTCGCAGATGTGTATGTATTTGCAATGGAAACGATTGAAGTAGAAACTCCAGATGCAATTTCAGTGCTCTTAGTTTCAATCTTTGCAACTCCTGCAAAAGATGTTGTTCCAATTCCAGTTGCAATACCACTCAAATTGTATGAAACTGTTGCCAAATCATAATCATTGACGGTAAAATTAGTTGGGTAGAATAAAAGTTGTCCATCGGATCCAGAAATACTAAAATCAAACGAACCTTGATCATAAGTAGATTCTACTCTACCATACTGATTTAAGAAACCAACTGATCCATTATGGACCAAATCAACAATCATTAATTGTCTCTGACCAGTGTATCTCTTATCTCTTATGTAAGTGATGTACTTTTGAGCTTTTATATCTCCAAGATCAAAAATGTCTACGACACTAAAAGGAGTTGCTCTTGGTTCACTATTAAATTGACCACTAATATCATCGATAGAGAGAACTCTATTTCCAATAGATTCAAAATAGTCAGTTAAAATTCTATTCTTAAATACTATCTCGTCAGAAATAAATGGAGATCCTTTGCTGTTCTCCGTTGCCAAATCAAAATCATGAACACAATGAAGACTTCCAAAAGAGGTTATATCATTAACAGTGGTGAGTCCATCAGATGCAATTCCAACATTCATTTGATTGCTGTTGACAGACTCTAGTTGATAATCAGCAAACTTCTTATATCCAAGAGTGTGGTTGAGTGTAGAAACTGAGTCATTCCAAGTATCAAAAGGAATTTCTGACTTGAGTGAATAAGAGAACTTTTGATAATAGAAATTATCTTGAATTCTTTGCTGCTCAAAGTTTAAGATTCCAGAATCGGTTTGAGAACCTCTAATAGTTTTAGTTGAAGATCCAAAATCGATGTAAGATTCAAATGCTTTTACTGAAGTTGCAATACCAACAACACTAGAAGACTTTCCAGTAATGGATTCACCAACAACAAAGTTTTCTTTTGAAGAAATTCTGAGAATTCCTAATCTAGGATTCCAATCTTCAAGTGTACCGGTAGCAGATTCAGATTCAACTTCTTCTCCTACAATAAAATTACTTGTTGTTAATAAAACCTCAAATATTGGGAAATGTTTTTGTGCGGTTATTCTGCCTGCAGAATTTACAGTGTTATACTCACCAGGAGTTTCTCCAGTATTGATAAATCCATCCATACTGAAAGTAACAGATCCAATTCCACCAAGATTCTCCGTAACAGAAACTACGGGGAAAAGTTTGTAGTTATAGTTTTTGGAATTAAACCCTTTTCCAGTAGAACCAACGCCAACACTAGCATTTTCTACAAGAACATTGTCTCCAACAGAGAATGGGAAACTATTGATGGTGCTAAATCCAACAGATAACGTTGCCGTTGCTTCTTTACTTGCAGCATCATATGTAATCGTACTAATTCCTACTCCAGAGTCTGTAACAGTTGGAATAATTGTTGGAGCAACATTTGACAATCTATTTGTATTCTTAATAATTTCGACTCTTTCATTCCCAGGAGTCATTTTAAGAATTATATCATCAACAACCGTTTTAGTTGCTCCATCAATAACGACTAATTGAGGTGGAATACTAAATCCTCTTCCAAATGAAGATATTCCAATTTCTTCAAAAGAATATAGTGCATTAATCTTAACTGTTTGTGGGAAAAGAATTCTTGGTTTAAGAGTATTGTCTGTGGGTAAATTGAATCCAATACTATTTAATTTTGAAGACTTTAATGCACCAATAGTAGAACTATTTGCTTCAAATACTGCACCAGACCCACTAGTATTATTGACAGTGGTTATACCTGGAAGTGAATAATAATTTCTTCCTGGATTTATAACCTCTACCTTTGCTACAGGACCATCGGTATGAGTACAATCAGTTTCATAATCAATTTGAGATGAGGTGGACGATGCATAAGAAACTGATTCTGGAACTTTACCCAGAGTATAAGTGAATGTAGTGGTTGTTCCAACAAAAATCTTATGATTTCCATTATATCCACTTACTTTCATGTTTAATTCATTTCCAGAAATAACATCTTCGTCAACAACTACTTGAGATTTAACTTCTGGAAGATTATCATCATATACAAGATCAAGTTTATAATATAAAACTTCAGGAATGTTTGAGTTAACTCTCAGTATGGATTTTCCTCCAGCAGAACCAACTTTTCCAGATTTTGTATATTCAAAATCTTTGCTGGATTTTGTTTTATCCCATACTTGAGTAAAGTTTTTATCCGTATAAAGGTTTAAATCAAATGCTGGATAATTTGATCCAAATACAGTATATCCGAGAGAGGAATCTGAGAGATCAAAGGTTACTGTAGAATTTTTATATAAAGTAAGTGGAGGATTGATTGGACTAATAGTTCCACCAGTTGTTCCAGTGCTGGCAATTCCAACAGTAATTGGATCTTCTAAAGTTGAGTTGTAGTAAGTTGTTGATAACTTAACACGATTACTATCAACTCTAGAAATATAGTAAATGCTTTCATCTACAAGACCCTCAGAAACGTCTGTAGCAGTATAGATTACCTTTTCCCCACCTTTGAATCCATGATCAGATAAAGTTATAATTCCTGTAGAAGTATCAATTCCAGTATTTGTAAACTCTAGAGGATTGGCAACAATTCTTCTATTATATTCGTCATACTTTACAGTTACAGTTTTTGTATCTGAAGGATTTACAAATATATCAACTTTGTGATCTGGGCTAAGTCCATGTGTTGATGCCGTGGAAACAGTAACTGTATTCTTACTTAAAGTTCCTGTTATAACAGTGTGATTTGTTGTGAAACTATGTGTGTCACCAATTCCAACACCTTTTATAAAGAGAGTGGAAGAACTTCTGTGTGTAGACGCAATTCCAACAAAAGTTCCAGTGGTTCCTAGTCCAACTCTTACCGTTGCAATTCCAATCAAGTCATCGTTTATTTTTGCAACAAATAACTGTTCTCCATTTGTTAACGTTGTGCCAATACCAACGTTGCTTTCATCTTCAACATATAGTCCAGTTCCACCACTACCAGGAGAATATGTTACCAAATCTCCCGTTCTGAAATTATGGTTTTTAAAGTAAAGTGATTTCGTTGGAATAAACTTCTGAGTTATTCCTGCACCGGGATTAGAGAATGAAATAGTAGTTCCAATACCAACCCCAGCAGTTGTTCCTAATCCAACAGTTTCTACTGGATTAAAATAAACTTGTTCGTTAATTCTGTAATCATAGTCAGTTTTATATCCAACATTGAATGATAGTTTTCTGGGATCTTCGTATATGTACTTACCAATTGTGTGAGACGTTGAAACTGTGTTATCTACTGCTCTAAGAACTCTTATTCTTGAAGAAAGTTCATCAACATTCAGGACTTTGACTCTTTCAGTCCCTGCCTCAAGTATGTCATTTTCTCTAATATTTTTGAAAGAGAGATCTCCAACCAAATTGAAGTAAGTTACTAGTCCAGTTACTCCATCAGTTCCTATTGCAACTCCAGTTGTTCCAACACCAGCAATGGTAAATCTACTAGATGATATACCAGAAGTGTACGATCCATCAATTCCAGATCCCGTTGTGGAGACGCCCGAAATAGAAATAATATCAAGATTAGTAAATTGATGCGGATAATCACTATAAATTTCATATCTACCTGGTTTGTCACCAGGATAAATCTCAACACTTTCTATTGTACTAGTGGCAACACTAATACGTTCTACTGATTTTCCTTTGAGTTTCGTAATTTTAGCATATGCACTATCCCCACCAGTACCCGTATTGTTGAATACCAGAGTCTCACCTACTTTGTAGTTATCACCTGCAGTCACAATACCAATACTATCAACAGTTCCTGGAGATGCTGCAGTAATATCTAAAGTTTGATTTAATTTATTTGGAATAAAAATATAAGGATATTCTGAATCTTCTTCTATGAGATTCAGTGGTTCCGTATTTTTACGAAGATCACTAGATTCAAAATCATATAAATCCTGAACAGAAGAATTTTGGTAATTAAATTCGTTGGGAATAGACTTATAATTGTGTCCAATGATATATGGGAATACTGGTTTATTATACTTCTCAAATACTCCAGAAGATTCTGCAAATGAATCATTAATTGTCATGAAGTATGCATATGTTCCCTCTGGATAATCTGGAGTAACACAGAACCTTCCATTGTTTTCGTCAAGAACACTTTCATTGGATACTTTTTTGTGAGTATAATCTTCAATGAAAAATCCTTCAGGAAAAATAGAAGTTAATGGTCTATTGGACTTTAAATCTAGAGAGTATCCAGACTTCATTCGATCAACTACACCACCACTCTTTCCAGAGAATCCATATGGACCATAAATGGGATTTCCGTCATATGCAAATCCTAGGATCGGTGAGTGTTTGGTTGATTTTACCTCTATGCTATTGACTCTACGAAGATCACTTTCTCCATATAAAGTATTTCCTTCTTGATCTACAGAGAAACAACTTTGTCTCAATACCCTAGGTGGATACAAATGAGAGTATTGTAGTTCATTATATCCTGATACAATAACACCATCATCTTTAGCATAGAATGGGAAATTCTTTTCAAATAGATTGACTGTCCAAGTTTTTAATTTTGAACTGAATACTGGTTCAAAATCACTCTCTGCTGGATCAAAAACATCAATAACAGTTGAGTCTTCAGTATATCCACTTCCAGGTTCAATCACTCTAACTTCTGACAGAGACCCACCTTGCATGATGGGCACCAAAACAGCACCTATTCCTTCTCCATTGAGAATCAAATCTGGAGTTGAAGTATAGTTTGATCCAGAATTTAAAATAATAACCTGAGAGATTCTGCCATTAGAGATTACTGGTTTTACCTGTGCATTTTCTCCTTGCTGTATTGTAATTTGAGGAGGACGTACAAAGTTTAAGATTTCTGACGATCCATACCCAACCCCACCATTTTCAAGATGAACAGAAGTTACGGAACCTCTAAAAATTGGATCTATCTCTGCTTTAAAAGTTTCCAGTCCTATTGAAGATATTCCAACTTCACCTGCCAAGGTGACTGATATATCTGGATAATTAAATACGTGAGTTCCAACCCCAACAGATTCAAGATTAATGTATTGTTTTGTCCTATAGTTATATTCCTTATCAGAAGATACTCCAATAGAAGAAAGTTTAAATGTGTCTTTATCAACTACAGTGACATAATATTCAGTGTTGACAGTTAGACCAGAAGTTGGTGTTCCGACACAAGTGTACTTAACCAATTCACCCGAATTGTAATCGTGATTGGATATAGAGATTGTATTGAGTGCTGTATTAATTCCTGTCAATGCAGGAGAGGTTCTCTTTTTGTTTTCATAACCAACCCCACCATTGACAACGTTAATTGAACTAACTACTGATTTTTGTTTTACTGATTGAAGAGAATGTTTTCCAATACCAAAACTTGTCAAAAATACAGTGTTCAGACCAGCAATTGCATCACCCTGAGTTTTATGCAATCTTACAGTTGTATTATCGATTACAGAAACATAATATGAAGCATTAGTTACTATGCCTGCGATGGCCTGTTGATCACCAGTTTTATAAATTACTTGCTCAGCATTTCTAAATTTGTGATAAGTAGAAAATCCAATTCTAGATTGAGTAGATGCAACTCCCACAACAACTCTATCAGATACTTGATCTGCAAAGAATTCTGGTGAGTGGTCAATAAGTTTCATGTTGACTTGACACAGTGCCCCTCGACCATTTCCTCCAGAAATTGATACTTTTGGCACTGAAAGATAATCAAATCCAGAATCTTTTATTCTGATTTCTCTAAGAGATCCTGAGACTGAAATATATCCAGTAGCACCCGTTCCAACAGAATCAGTGATGAGAAGATTTGGTGGATTTATAATATCAACATTATTTCCTGGTGATAAGACATCAACATTTTCAATTTCACCATAAGAAATAGTGTCTTTTGCTTTGTAATTTAAAATTTCTACACCATTCACTAACACTCCTGTAAATCCAGGTTTTGTTTCATTTACAGAACCATCGGACTCTGGTAAAGATATTTTTCTTAAAATCTTTTGTGGTTTTAATGTCTTTCCATAAAATTCAAATGGTTGAATAAGACTATCTGTTACAGTTGTTGCAGTGTCTACTGAAACATATTTTGCCAGATAGATGTCATTTCTACTTTTAGCAAATTTTACAGTAGAACCACTAACTCTTTCGACAAAATATAAACCATCATCAAATAATCCAGTATCTCTTACAAATCTTGTTTTTACTGTTCCTGAGTCATCAACATACTGTTGGGAGACTGATCTGGCACTATAGTGAATAGCATCTCCAGTGTAGAATCCATGCTCGACTCCTGGTGAAATTTCAAATTCAGTACCAGAGAAAGTTCCAGAAAACTTGAATTGTCTTGGAGTTACTTCAATTGGTTGTGCATTATACTTTGGAAGGGACTGTGATGCAACAATGTATTCTTCACTATCATTTTTAAATAATGCATCAACATCTGTAGAGAATTGTTGAATTTTTGGAAAAGTATTTGAAGATCCTTTTTGAATCTTTCTTCTAATCTTTAGAACCGTGGCTGGATTTAAAGACCCTTGTCCACGAACATTGAATGATTTTTCACTAGCAATACTGACAATAGACGTTGACCTTTCAGTTGCATCATTAAGAATAATATCTGCAGAATTTCCTGGTCTGAAATAATGCTTTGTGTTTAAAGTAATTTTGTAAGTAAAGTCTGAAGAATCTATTAATTCTACTTTAGATACTTTGTATATCGGAGCTACATTATAAAACCACTTGTTAGTTTTGAAATTATTTTCGTTAATACCTAATGTTGTTAATCTTGCAGTAGTGTCTTTCTTTAAACTATTTGTTCCTACTGGAAGACTTACTTTATCAAGAACTGATGAAATTCTAACTCTTATGATTTCATCTTGGTTTAATTTAGATCTTCCATATGCAAAGGTGTTAATTCCAACAGTGGTTGTGTCTGATATGCTTCCAGTTAAATTAGTAACACCAAAGAACTGTGTTAAAGATTTTGAAGTATATGAAACAAAACCTGTCGTAGTATCTGCATAGGTTACATATAACTCACCTGTGCTTCCAAATCCCACCGTTGAGTCAACATCAATTATTGTGGATCCAGAAGAAACATTTCCAATAACTTTGGTTGATGCTTCTACAGAAAATCGTCCATATGTTACACCACTAGCTCTAATATCTCTATCATATCCACCATCATAATTTAAACGATAGAAAGATTTGCCATATCCAACTTCAATTTTTTCTACAGAAGATATTGGTGCATATGCTTTTTGTATACTAGAATCAAATTTATATGTATCCTGGTATAAGGTAGCTGCATCTAAATTTTCTGGATTTCCAGAAACTGCTTCAACAACTAATTGATTTACAACTTCATAATTTGAATTTGATGGAGTAAAAAGATGTTCTGATGGTCTTACAATAGAAACATCTTTGTTGTATAATGCTTTAAAAAGAATTTTAAACGATTCATCAGTTCCTTTACTTAAATAAAAGTCTTTGGATTGTTTGATGAATAGATTTTGATTTAGATTTTCATCTAAAGGTCTATTTTCTAGTCCAGGAAGAAGTTGATGCTTTGTTTTCAGTAAGAACTCTTTTAAAAACAAACAACTCAGGTTTTCAATCGTTCTTCCAGCTTCGTGCTCTTCTGCCTGATTTGCTTCAAACAGTACTTCTTCTTTATTGATATTATCTCTCAAAGAGGTTATACCTACAAATCCTCTTCTACATCCTGTGAAAGAAAATTCAGTTTTTCCGGTATATGTAATTACCTCATTTTCAATTTTTAATAATCCATATGTATCTGGGAATCCCTTTGTCCCTGTTGGAGACTTTCCTGGATCAACAGTAATGGTTCTATCATAAAAAGTAATGTCCCCACCAAGAATAACGCTTTCAGTTAAATTTGTAGTGTTGTCTAATTTTATGTACTTGTCAATATTTTGAATCAGATCAACTGGTCCACCTTGATACTCTTGCCCAAGATAGTATTGTTTTAAAAACTCAGATACTAAAGGAAAATCCTCCCTTACATATGCAGGAAGTTGACTTGAGACAATAGCGTTTAACTGAACTCTGTTTTCTGACATTTTATGAATTTATCGTCTTTAGTATGAAGATGAACCGGAAGAAGATCCTGTTGTAGTAGTCGTGGTAGTGGTTGTAGCACCAGCAGTAGATATTGTTGATCCACCATTAGGAGTTGTGCTTGTTGATACTGTACTAGAAGGACCTCCAGAACGAACTAGGTTACCATTTGGATAACTTGAAGACACCACATAGTTAGATGCCGATGGATCTAACCCAGATGCAATTTCATCAACAACTGTTTCAAAATTACTACCACTAATATCTAGTTGCAAATACAAGTCCTGTAATCCGATAACATCGTTGGACTGTGGTGTTGCTTCAATTTCAATTATTTGAGTATTATCCTTTTCTTGTGCTGCCAGTATGTTTACTGGATTCAATGTAATAACACCCGTTGTATACGTAATAGTTCCAACATTTCTTCTTACAACGGTTGGGGACTGAGAACCAACCGAAGGTAAAGTGAATAGGAAGATTGATCCAGTTACTCTATTTGTGTCTGGGATATCAGACATATACACATTTTCGGAAATACCCGCAATTCTAAAGGCACTTGATTTAATATTATATCCATCCATACTCTTGATGTGGAATTGATTTCCAAATCCAATGGAGTATTCTGCAAATTGATTAATGAGAACTCTTAAATCTCTTCTTATTCTAACTGTGGTAATATTCGATGTTACAGCCTCATGACTGTCATCAATAATGTTCAAAAATTTACTATACTTAAATCTTGCACCATACTTATTCATGTCAGAAGATTCTGCATACTTTAGTGCATTATTCTGAACGATAGAGGAAACCGCAGTTGATGACGGAGCAAGATTGGAGTTATAATAGATTTTAGTGTCAACTTCCAAGAACAAATATTTTAAATCAAGAATTTCTGGAACAATTCCAGCAACAGCATACTTCTTGAGTTTTAGTTTAATGTTTTCTTTGATTAAATTTGGAAGAAAATCACCAAATCTTGGTTTTATGCTGATAAAAACCTTTCCATACTGTGGAGGAACCAACTCTTCACCACCAAAAACTGAAATCGACTCAGTTTCGGGATAAATTTTTGCTGGAATTAATGTTTCATAGTCATTTGCAGTTAATGCACGGTTTTGTGAAGCATAAATTCTTGGTGCATACTTTTTAATTGACTCAACACCTTCAATAGATTCACCACCAGATGCCGCAAGACCAGTTACAACACCAGAAATCCCTGATGTTACTGTGTACTCTTGAGCATTGCGGTTGTAGATCAGTTTACCTGCATATCTAAACTTACCAACCCCGTTTGCAGCATCACCACTAGATGTGATATAATCTACTGTAATAAAGTTATTGTCTTCTAATTTATTTCCAAAAATTCCATCACCAAAAATCAATTCATATCTTTCATCGTCTGATTCTTGAAGGTAATAAACTTTTGAATCTGACTTTACATCAAATAAACTATCTTGAACTGAATATTTTACACTTCTAGAAGATTGTTCGTTTGGTTTGACAGTAACCGTCATCAAATCAGTATCAATACCAATATTATCTAAAAGGAACTTTTGATTTGGAGTTCTTGAGTTAACAGTAAAGTTAGTAGTTAAGAGAGTTCCCTCATATACTGTTATATTGGTGAAATTTGCTACATTATTGAAAACTGGAACTGTAATATCTTCTAAAATTGAAAATACATAGGATTGATTTCCAAATGATCCAGAAGATGTTGCAACAATTCCCTTTTTAAGGGTAAGTGTAGATGGTGTAGGAGTTATATTTGCAGTACTGACGAAAAAACTTAATGTGCCTCTTGCAGCAGTTCTAGATCTTGGCAGATATCCAATATTTCTTGCGAGAGAAACAACATTTTCTCTTAATGTTGCACTATCAATGAAAACCTCATTTGCAACCATGTTTGCATTGTATGAGGTGATGTAGGTATTGTATGCCAATACATTCAAAATTGTTGAAAGGTTAGACCCTTCAAAATCATAGTCAGTAAAACTAGAATTTTCCTTTAGATATTCTCTAAGGGTTGTTTTGACCTGTTCAAAGTCCAGGTTTGTGAAATTAGATAATGGCATTTTTACCTAGTTGGTTGCAGCACGAATTGTAATTCTTGTGGGGGAATATTTGCACCAATAATTCGATATATGATTGTTGCATTAAATTCATTATTATCAAAATCTGGAGAAACTCTAACATCAACCAAATCAACTCTTGGTTCATAGTTCAGAATCGATTGAGTTATTTCATCTCTAATATTAGATGCCGAAACAGCATCTACATTTTCAAATAAAACTCTAGAAACGTTAGATCCAAAATTATTATCAAAAAATCGTTCCCCTGGCACAGTAAACACAATATTTCTTATAGAACGGGCAATCGCAGTCTCATTTTTCAGCGCAATCAAATCAGCACTCAAGGGATTTTTCTTGAATGTCATACTGAGATCCTTAAATCCCTGACTAACCCGTTCTAAAGGCACACGAATACGGCGATTATACCTTATTTATTAAGGCATTTTATCAAAATTCGTTCAGTGGAATTGGTTCTGTACCATATTCCCAGTCATCATAGTCTTCATCATTGCGAATTTTTTCATGAAGATCGTTTTGTTGGACAAAATCGTGTTTTTTGGGTGTTAAATCATCATTTGCAATCTCACGAAGCATTTTTTGGTGCTGATGATTGCCCAAATTGTCCAAAAAGTCGTGTTGTGTACTCATTTTTCGTCCTCTTGAGGTAAATTTTCTCTTTCTTTTGCTGTTTTCCAGAAATATTCGTCCTCACGACCCATTCCAAGTCGTTCAAAACCGTTTTCAACCTGATAATATTGGGTTGAAACCTTAAAATCGGGCATTTTTGGGTCAACAGGGGTCAGACTATTGTCAAAAATACGCATTCTGTTGTTTGGATACAGTGCATACTGCCCATTATTCAATTCAATCAGGTTATGTGACTTATGTTCAGCAGGATTTTCACTTGTTGCATAGTCAATGACATCAGGATCTTGATGATAATTGTCTAGTGTACAAACATAAGTACCTTTCTGAATACCAAAGTCCCGTGTATATAGTTCATAGTCCATAGAACCGATAAATTGCTTCTGAACAGCAATTACACCATAGTCCATACAGTTCCAGAACTGTAGGTTAGGAAGGTCCAGATCGGGGTCTGGAAGGACCGGAGACGAGAGAAACGCACTGATAGGTAGTTTATCATACATTGCCGCATATTCGGGCAAATACGTCTCAAAATAAAAAGTGCGTCCAGGAATCGACTTTGCCGATACCCAGACGCCTTTAACAAATTCTCCATGACCAGATTGATGGTCAGTGAGATATTCTTTTCTTACCCATACTTCAACAGAAGGTAGGTTGCAGATAAGAGCAGCCATTAATTAAATGTATCTACTATTATTTACCCTGTCCACGATACCTCTTCTTTGCCTTATTACGAGAAGTCGCAGAGAGTAAGGTATTCTGCGATTTTCCTTGACGAGTTTTCTTGGGTTTGCCGGGCACATAAGACCCACCTTTCATCATTGCCATTGTAAGTTACCTCCTGTATCAAATAACCCGAGTCTTTTCGTGACCAACACGAATCCGAGGATCGCACCAGATATCAAATCCTGCTTCCTTAGCATCAAGACAGAATGAGACATCCTCACCACACATGTCTTG